TGTCTGTGTCCAGTAATTTTGCTTGTTTCAAATAACCAATGCAGGTTCCCGTTGTTTCAGGGTTATATTTAATGTGCTTTATTATCTCGCAATCGGATCCTGCTACTGTAAATTGTAAAGGGTGTGGGTTGATTCCGCCTAATATCTGAAATGGTATATCATACCTCACATTATTTTTGCAATACAATATTTGAATATATTTTTCAGCTGTTTTAGTGATGAGGTAAACTTCACTATCTGTTGCTGAGTACTTACTTGCTTGACTGCCTAAACTCATTGCAGTTATTATATCTTTATCATAACCTTTGTCTGTCGGTGTGAAACTCAATGTTGGTACAAATTTATCGCACACCGGCAATAGCTCATTGAATAGATATAATATTGACAAAAATTCAAAATATATACCCAAGTTAATTTGACTTTTCTTAACTGACAACATCATATTTCCTGATTTTAATATCCATTCATATATGCATATTGCTATTATTACATCAGACACTAATTCACTGAATCCTTTACAGGCGTTATCATCAGAGTGACATATATAAATTAACAGGAAAAGCCTATTGTGACGTCTTTTTATATACATCAACATCACAAAAGCTGCAATTATCTGGTAAGACGCAAGGAAAATTGATGATGTGTAATTCATTATACCCATTACGAAGCTAAAAGGCATCTCAAAAAACCAACCATCAGGTACTTTGTCACACTTTTTCAAAAACCTCATATATGGTGCGTAATTGGAATTAGATTTCATTACTTTATACACATATTCTCTAGTATAAATCTTCTTGTGCATCATTTTGTCAAACACAAACATGGCATGGTTGTAAAAATGACCAGGTAATATGTGTTTCATACCGTATATAAAATGAGCATATTTTTGTAACATTGCATGAGGCCCCCACCTTCTGCAATCTAAAACCCAATCAGAAACAGTTGATAACACACTGACATCAGTTTTCTCAAAAAATATTCTATGTATCTCCCTGCCTCGTTTGTCTGAATTAACAGATATAAATTCATTTTGCATAAAACCGCAAAGGTAACCCATAAATTCCTCAAAAGGGTTTTGGAACATTTTCATAATGTGTTGCATGCAAAAAATTTCTCTTGGGCCAGATCTCTGCATTTTATCAACTATATGAAAAATGGCTTGCATGGCAACTTTTTGATTACAGACTTCATTCAAGCTCAAATTGTTGCCTCTGACTAAATTGATCTTCTCTTTTATGTCGTGGATTTCATTTAATTCCTTCATCATCTTCAACGGATCTCCGAAAACCCCTATCTTTATTAGACCAAATATTACATCATATCCTTTCCCTCCAAAAAAATCCTTACCTAGGTCACTTCTAAGACCATTGTTGTTTGCAATCGAGTCAAAATTCTTTTCCATGATCTTTTTCCATTTCTCATTCAATTTAGACTTATTTGTGCTTAGACTGAGGACACTAGCACAAACTGAGCCTGAAAATTGGCACATCACCGGATCAAAAGTGTAATCTGTTTCAAATGCTTTAGAATAATCATTTGTACTACTGTCTACATATAAGCTCTCACAATTCAAGCCGTCTACATCGCCATGTTTTTCTTCAAAATCTAGACAATCTTCTAAGACGGGCAACAGGTTCCCAGCTTGTTCAACAGACTTATTGTAAGCTCCCACACTCATCAAATAAGTACTGTATATCTGCTGTGTATAACTGTCTCTATTGGTTAAAAGATCACCAGTTATATAATGCTTTGTTGGTTTTTTATCAAAAGCCTGCTCCAAAGAACATTTGTTCATTTTACCGAGTTCTAATATCAGTTTGGCATTATCTAGGAAATTTTCATATAGAGATGAACTGAGCCATGCATCCAGATAGGTGTAGTTGAAACCAGCTGTTGACTTCATTAACCCGCTGATATTTGCAAGGTAAGCAAGTGGATTCACCATAAGATACCTCAAATTGTGCATCCTTTGTTCAGTTTTTCTTTTGTTGTGCAATGCTAACATAACATTCAAGGTTATGCTAAAACTAGCTTGGTCCAACTGCTGCGTATTAAATTGCCTTTTTAAGGAGAATGCATAATGCAGAAAAATCTTGTGATATAAGGCACAACCTAAATGGACTATGGGATTTTTCATTTTCATCCAAGGGGTGCAGACATATAAATTTACACCTATATAAAATTTGTGAAAAGTTTCATTTTC